TTTTAAATGAAATTTCAATACCGTCTTTGGTTCCCGTGATTATATATCTATTTTTATCCATACTTAAATATAATCCATCACCCAAGGCGGCCAATTGTGGCATCGTGGATAAAGTATTATAATGAATCCCGCAAATGGAATGAAAACTTGCCGGGCGTTGGCACTCCCGTACAACGCACTGCTCGCTCTGGTCATTGACGACCTGATTATAATACTGGTAATGCTCACTACAATAGTCGTTTTGAAATTTTGAATTAAAACATCTTTTATCGGTTCCGGGATGCTGGTATTTACAATATAATTTTTCAACTTTTTTACGATGAAATGTACAAAATTCTGACTCGGAACCACGTTTATTCCTACACCTCGTCCCTTTTTCGGTTATATAATCACAATTCACCATTTAACCTCATTGGAGGCACTAATTGTAGAATTCAGTTTTTCGCGTATGCGAAAAAAGTTTATATAGGGGATAAATCAGTTTACCTTATAAAAATTAATCAGTATATGTACCGATTAATTTAAGGGCCAAATGTTGTATCGACGGATTGCCCATCGGTGGTTTGGAAGGTAAAATCCTGGTTGGTGTAAGCCGGATAATTATAGGATTGAAGGACGCTATCAACGGCCGGGCGGGTTTCATAGGAAGGATATTGAATCCAGTAATCTTGTTCCCGTTGGGTAGGGCGTACATAGGCTTTAGTATTGTATTCCATTTCCTCTTCGGAAGGAACCACGTTCTGGCGATAGAGATTATTGATCTTGTCTTGCACGTCTTTATTGGCATACCGAGACAAAACACCCTTACCTTGGCTCATAAAATTGTGATGAATATCAGTAATGATGTCTTTGGTAGGATCATATCCATCCACGCTGATGGGGAGGTCAAGTGGTTTGTCAGATTTGAAGGATTCCTGGGTTTCGAGCTCTTCTTGGATCATGGCGTTGAGTTCTTGGTCAGACAAATGGGCTAATTCTTTGGGAACTGAAGCCTTTTTTTTTGACATTAAATCGGCATTACCAGCCAAGCGGGATTCAATATGAGCCGGAGTGGGGGGCATAGCGGACTTTAAGGTCTGAGTGCGAGCCACATTAGCTTGGGCGAGACTCTGGCGCGCAGCTTGAGCTTGGGGGACGGTTCCGCGCGGGCTAGAATACTGGGAGCGTAAGTCATACATTCCGGAATAACTGGGAAAAGAAATAGCCGAGAAGTTGGTCTTGGTAAATCCTTCATTTCCGGCACTAGCGGTTTCTGGCATACGATTTGCACCCGCGATTGGGGCACGAGCAAAACTATTCAGTAAGGAATTTTTGGCTTTTTTTTCCTGGGACTGTTCGTCAAGACGCTGAGCAATTTCCTGGGCGCGGATGTTGCTTTGGTAAAAACGTTCATTCAAGGGAGCAACATATTCAGGGGCATAATCGCTGGAGAACCGGCCGGGAAAACGTTCAGGCCATGTACCGCGATTGTACGGGGGAAACCAGGGAATATTTTCATTACAAATAGGATCTGTTTCCTGGGTAGCACCACCGGGCATATATAAACAAGGATAAGGACGCACGCGGCCACCCTGGGCTTGGGGAGTATTAGCGTAACCTTCATCTGCGCGGGAACCTACGGGAATCATGGCACGGCGAGGCTTGCCTGAAAGCTGGGTAGAGGGACCGCCGTCGACCGGGGTAACTGACGGACCATCACCACCACCATTCCACGGCTGAGCTACAGCCAACCATATACCTACAGCAATAAGAACGACGATGACACTACACATTAATTTATTTTTATTGCACCACTGAATCATTTTATTTTATTCAGGTAATAAAATTCTATTTGAAAAAAGAATCGCAGTTCTAAGCCTTGCCAAACACAATTTTCTTTTTCTTTACCTTCATTGCCGGTTTGGGTTCTGGCTGAGAGCTTACCCCCAAAATTTCATTGAGCGCAAAGTTTAATTTTTGCGCGTCTGGATCTTGATTAATAAGATGGTGAATAACTTCCCGGTAACTTGGCGCTTCAGAATCATTCTTTTCCGGTAGCATCGTTCCCAGGTCAGTATCCACCGGGTCTGCGGCAAGGCTAATTTTCGTATTTTCCGGTGCTCCCTTGAGAACACCAGATTTACTCAAGGCCTGTAATTGATCGTGCGGCCCAGAAATAACCAGTTTAGTATGGCCCTTGAAATTTTGGTCGCTCGACAACCATTCTTTTACCTGGTCGTGAGCCAATTTCACTACTCTCTTTTTGGGAATATTTAAATAAATCCGCTCTTCATCAATCGAGTCTTCGGTAAACGTAAACAAGGAAATCGAACAATCATCCGGGTCACCGAAATTGTGCTGCATGGGCGCGCCGACGTAAGCAATATTATCCTGGGGCCATTGATAGGTATGAATATGCCCGGAAATAACAAGCGGAAAGTCCTCGGGCCAGACATCACCAACCGTAGAAACAATATTTTTATAATTGGAACCCTTGAATTCTTGATGAGCAAAAATGCAAGTAAGGTCCTCCTTTACTAGGTCCCCCAAAGCTTCATGAAAACGTCCTGGTGGGACATAAGGTACAAAACACCATTCACCATCGCGAACCACGTGATCAACGATTATAATGTTTTCGATTTCTTTGAGGGCTGTAAACGGGTGCTCATCCGTTAAATAGTTGGAATTATTGGGTCGGTCATGATTACCGATTAAAACGTATGTTTTGGTTGTTTTTGCAAGCTGGAGTAAAAATTGGCAAGCATCCATCAAGGCATGAACGTGGATGTTTTCGTGGCGATCGAGGACGTCCCCCATGACAACCACAAACTCGGGCTTTTGTTTTTCGATTGTAGTGATGCATTCTTGAACAAATGCGCGCATTTCTGCGCGATTGGATACTTTGAAATGTGGGTCTCCAATACACAAAATTTTTGTTGTTGTCATTTTATTTACTAGTATCTATTTTGCTTATTTCATTTTTCTAGTACTCATAAATGATTAATTATAGTATTAGTTTGCTTTTAGCCGGGCTCGGAATAATCACAGCTGAAGCATACGCCAAAGTCCTATCCGAAGAATCTCGACAGTATGCTGTGATGCTCTTGATTATTTTTTGGGCTGTCGTTGCGTATATATTCATGATTGAACGGAGTATAGAATATCAGCTCCAGACCATACTCGCGATTGGTGCTATCTTTTCCGCAACGGTATACAACATTCCCGCCCTCCATGCGGCCGGATGGTTGTATTTCGGGTATTTAGCCGGGCTCATTAATGGTAAGGTAAATAAAGAGAAAATGGCTTTAGGCCTGGCCGCTGCGGTATTGATGATTGGTAGCAATTTTGTGTTTATCCCTCTACAAACTAAAAGTTGCCGCGTCGAAGGGCCTGGAATGGCATTTAAAGGCGTAGCGTGGGCGTTGCTGGCTTATTCGGTAATGTAAATTATATTCAGCAGAATATTATATACAGATTATAAATGAAATTAAGTGCTAAATCGCGTAAATTTAATAATGTGTTATTAGACGCAAAGGATGCCCTGGATTCTATAGGTATACCATTTCATCTTCATTCTGGTACTGCGCTTGGAGCCGAACGTGAGAAAGATTTCATCAAACATGATCATGATATTGATTTGGCTGTTTTTTATGAGGATGTTAATACCGCGTCCAAAGTAAAAGCGATAGAAAAGGCCATGAAGCATGCAGGATTCTATGTGAATCATAGATTGGGTACCCTTCCCCGTGGTAAAGAAATACAATTTATACACGAAAAAACGGATATTCCGTTGGATATATTTTGGGTATATAAAGGTAAATATAAGGGAAAAGAATATTACATTAATGGTTTATATTATGGTATATGTGATAATTATAAATATAAAATGTGTGTCTACGGCGTAAGCCCGTATAAACCAAAAACTATTATACTTCATGGTACAGAATATAAAACAATACCTGTTCAGACCATAGTGGACTTGTATGGTAAAGATTGGAAGACGCCTAAAAAATTCAGTTATGAACAAGGGTTAAGTGAAGAATTTAAAGGGTTTATTCCCGATTTTTTTGAACCGAAAGATATAGATACAAAAATAGCATTCTGTTTTTTGCTGTATGATACCGTAAAACATCGCAAGATTTGGGAAGAGTTTTTCAACCAAGACCGCGGGACTGAAAAGTCATATAATATTTATACCCATCTAAAACAAGTCACCAATAAAACACCCGACTGGGTAGAGCGCAACCAGATTTCCAACATCAAAACGGGTTGGTGTGAAGAAAACCTCGTTTGGGCGTGGATCAATCTACTCAAGGAAGCTTATAAAGATCCCAAAAATAAATATTTCTGTATATTATCGGGAGAATGTATACCGCTGTTTGATTATGACACTACCTACCGTAAAATTACCGGGTCGAAAAAGTCTCGCATTAATATCGATTACAACCACGTATCCTGGATTGAAAAACGTATGTATTATGCAGATCAATGGATTATTTTAACGCGCGAAACAGCCAAGAAATTGATTGAATTAAAAGACACAGCGAAGGGTAAGGAATGGCTCAAAAAGACTCGAAAGCAAATGTGTATGGATGATGAAGATTGGTGTTTTTGTCCCGATGAGATTTATCCAATTAATTGGTTTGTATATAATTATGGCCCTCCATCGAGTCGTAAATTTCGCTCTAAATTCAAATTAGGCCCATCAACTTACACTTATTGGGAAGATGGTCCTCATCCTATAAAATTTACCAAACCAAAAGTGGAAAAAATGAAGGCCGACATATGTAAGAGCGGTGCACTCTTCGGGCGCAAATTTTACGGTACAGCAGCAAAAGAGCTCGCCATGAAATGTTAATAGAATAATTTATTGGAGTTATAAATGCGATGTATATGTTATACCTTACGGCAGTCGCGGTGTAAAAATAAAGCATGGCAAGGCTCAAAATATTGTTATTTACACCAACATTGTGAGCGTAAACTCCCGGCATGCGTAAACAAGTTTTTAAAAGACAACTCATTACGATTTATATCCTTTCTTTCGAGTGGGGTATATGGGCAGGTATATGATATTACTGATGGGAAGAAAAATTATGCCATGAAAGTTGCCCAAATAAATAAAGACACTACTACCGAAATTAAATTTATTCGAAAAGCTTCAGCTCTCGGGGTAGCTCCCAAAATATATGAATGCGGGCAATGCCAAAATGATATATATTTAATAATGGAAAAACTTGACATCACGCTTGACCAACGCTACCCATATCGGTCGAAAGACGTAGTAGATGCGTTAAAATTATATAAGAAATTGTTAGACCACAACATACTTCAAAATGATTTGAAAGGACCAAACGTAATGTTAAAGGGTAATACGGTGTATATAATTGATTATGGCCGCGCCCGTTCTATATATAAAAACAAAGACCGGTACCTTAAAAAGGCCGCAGTAAAATTATTAAATTCTTTATTTTGCGAGGCACCTAACTATGGGTCGGCGACTTACTGGTTGGATGATTCCAATCCTAATAAATATAAACAATTGATTCGCTGTACAAATGCGGTAAGAAAGTATTTAAATGATACTAGTATAACTCCAACTGGTTATGATAAAGCCTAATTAGGCTTTATCAATCTCTTCAAGTAACTTTAACAATACATCGCCATGGCATCTGTCAGGCTTACACCAACATCCTAAATTTTTCCCTTTTAATTCCAATAATTGTTCAACCGTGATTTCACCAGAAATAAGTTTATCGCGAATATATTTTTCGAATTTTTCCACGGCTTGATCTCCCTTGAATGGGTTTCCCCATATTGATCCTTTTTCCGGGAAGCGTACCCCATTAATAAATACGATTCCGCCGCGCCCAATATATACATTATCGGGATATTCCATCCACTGTTTAAGGTTGGCATATTGCGGACGAATGTGTTTGACGCGAACATTTACCACCCGAGTTTCCATTATTGTTTTTAGTCTATTAAAACTTGTTTTTTTTAATCAGTTTTATGCGTTGCGCCGCATACCACGCTGACTAGTATAAATGGGTTTTTCACGCTTGGCCTTTTGGTACCACATCAATATCCGTATAATAAAACTTTGCTTTATAAAAACCTTCATATACATCCAATGTTCCATTATAAAAACCCCCACTATATTCCTCTTTGTTTGTCTTATATTTATTTAATTCAGGTATTTCATCGTATGGAGGATTTTCGAGCACTTTAAGATTGAGTTCAAGACGATCTCTATTATCATTTTCCATATTAAAACTTACATTCCAATTTTGTTCGAGTAAGATTACTAACCGTTCAAGCGCAGCCTGTTTCAATATTTCAGGCTGAAGCCACCACTCAAACCTATCTAATGTTTCTTTTCTTGGAAGTAGCTTGACTACATATAAGTAATCTCCCTTCCATCTATTTTGATAATGAGTGCGGACAAAAATAGCTGGAACCCATACGGAGGCACGTTTACAAGGATCAGATATTGAAATAGTAGTCATTCTTTACCTGATATAATGGGGGATTTAGTAATCAATTTTCGCGCACCTTCTGATGATATTAATCAGTTTCAGCCTCAGGTATAAGGTCATCATCAGTATAATAAAACATGAGTTTGTACACGCCATGATATAAATCAAATTCATCGTCTCCACAGCATGCTTTTTCAGACCCTATAGGCTGGATCAAAGAAGTCTCTGAGTCCAATGAAATAGACTCTAACTTGGTCCTATTTTTAGCAATCAACGCGCAAAGTAAATCGTGCGCTTCGGGCTTTAGTTGGACCTTATTAGGTTCATGAGGAAATTCAAAATCCTGGAGCCCGAATTTCCAGTCGTCAAAACTTGAAATAAAGATTTCATCCTCTATTTCATAGGTAATGGGTACCCATACGTAACCATGCTTATTTGGCGATTCGAGTGTGATCATTTACTGTATATAATGGGGGAATTTAGTAATCAATTTTCACCCATATACCTTTATTACGAGCTCCTTGAACCTCGCCCGGAATTCTTTGGATGATAAATCCACCCCCGTCTCGCGCTCGGCTTTTTCACGCATTTTTTTCAAGGTGGTTGTTTCAAAGTCTACTTTGGTTTGGTGTTTGGTTAGGAATTCCTTTACCTTGGTAACGGGGAACCTCTTGTATACTTTTAGCGGTTGTTTTTTAGCCTTTTTAATAGTCATAGTTTTAGGGGCACCGCGAGGAGGAACAGGTGTAGGGCATTTCTGGTGCCGCCCACAATAACCATTATCTTTAGCTTTAAATGTACATTGAGCACCATCTTTCTTTATACATTTACATTGCATTTTTGGTTATTTTTACAACCTTTATATTTTATATTCAATTTTTATGCGTTGCGCCGCATACCACGCTGACTCGATAAAAGCTAATTTACTCTTATGGCTAAATTTGTCAGCGCTACCTGAAAATTGATTTTTATAATTAGTAATTTTAAACCTAAAATGTTGTTGTCCGCGGTTATTGTCACTTTGCTATTTCACAACCATTTTATGGCTTATAATTTACGCTTTGATGGATGTACCTTTAAAGGAGAGCTAATTTCTCCACCTGTTGCACCCACGCTGAGCCCTGGGACTCATCAAGAATTTATATTTAGTAGCGTGGACGACGGGACGTTAGTGTCGGGTAATTGTACATACCACATTTTAGAGCTTAATCACCCAGTCGAATTTCAATGGTATGTCAACTCGGAAACAGGGCATGAATTCTACGGAATTACGCATAACCCTGTTTATTTTCATACGCTCGTCGCTGTGCACGAAAAAACGCATTATTTTATTTTTGATACATAAATGGCATTCTCTTGGACTGGACTCGGTATTTTTATCTTTTATGGTGTGTTGATTGGTTTACTCGCGTACGCTGGTTATTGGACAACTTCTTTCTTAGTTAAAGGCGCATCAGAAATTGGAGCCGTGCTTGGTGGTATTATCGGTGTGGTATTAAGTGTTTATTTATGGCTTTATTTTGGTAAAGCTATGGTTGAAAAATCAAATGGATATTAATTGTTAAAACCTAATTAGGCTTTAACTAAAATGTACTTCGCTCTGATAATTCCACCACTTTTATAGTTTGATTTTCAGGTGCAATATATTGGATATTTGATTTATCTTTTTGCACAGCAATTAAGCATACTTTTTCCGTCTGATTTTCTGGGGCTATATATTTGATATCAGATCCATACTCTGCAACAACCATTAAGCATAAGTCTTCCTTTTGATTTGGTGCTGCAATATATTGGATATTGGATCCATTTTTTTGTACAGCGTTTAAGCATACTTTTTCAGTTTGATTTTCAGGTGCAATATACATGATATGGTATCCGTACACTTTAACAGCCATTAAGCATACTTTTTCCGTCTGGTTTTGAGGTGCAATATATTGGATATTGGATCCATCTTTTTCCACGGCAACTAAGCATACTTTTTCCGTCTGATTTTCAGGTGCAATATATGTGATATATGTACCAACCTGTTGTACAGTGCTTAAGCATACTTTTTCCGTCTGATTTTCAGGTGCAATATATTGGATGTTGGATCCATCATTTTCCACGGCAATTAAACATACTTTTTCCGTCTGATATTCAGGTGCAATATATTTTATACAAAATTCATACTGGGTAACAGCCATTAAGCATAGTTCTTCATTTTGATTTTCAGGACGAATAAATTTAATATTCATTCCATTCTTGGAAACCGCTTTTTTACACAAATCAAAAGGTTGATCATCAAGTAGGGCAAGAATATCAGCTGATGATGATACTTTTATATAAAACTCTATATTTTCTAGTTTGAATTGATTTGCCCCGGAGGACAAACGTGAAATTGACTGCTTGTTTTCGGCCATTTTTACCCTTGATTAAATGAATTTTTATTTTCAATTTTTAATAAATAATCCTAAAATTAGGATTATTTATTATCCCCAACGGGCAGCACTTGTGTTGCTTCATACTCTCCTGTCAAGGCATTTTTATTCACTTTAAATTTAAATGCGATATTACAAGCCATTAGGTCTTGCGCCAGCAATTTAGCCGGGAAGGGAATGGTAATTTTAGCAAACTCTGATTTAATATCCTTTTTACTGCATACCAAACACCGGGGTCCTAATTTCTTATGGTTTACCGCAATATACCCACACTCAGTACAGACCACAACATCATATTCATCAGAAACTTTGAGTAGACGTTCCTGTAAAAAGGCGGTTGATCCATAGGATGTAAAACACTGGGATTCCATCTCACCAAAACGCAAACCACCATTACGCGATCGCCCTTCGACAGGTTGACGTGTAAGGCGCTGAACTGGCCCGCGCGAACGTGAATTACCAGTCCATACAGGCTTGCCATTTCGACGCATATAAAATCTTTCATTCGGGACTTCGACGCAATATACGGGACATTTTTCAGTTACGAGTTTTTCTTTTTGTACCTGTTGTGAATGATTGTGTCCATGATTTACTGCTGGATTATTTTTATATTTTATTATACCTACCCTCCATAATTTATATTTATTTTTAACAACTCTTCCATAAATTGTTGTTATATTGCCAATATCATAATGTAATTTTATATTAGCCGCCCACCCGGCATGTAAACATAATCTCATAAAATCGTCAGCTAGTTTAATCGATGATGAATAATACATTTTCTGGCCTGATTTACTTGTAGACCCGTCGCCAAGCATCATACTTTCAGCTAACAACTGACACTGTTTTTTACTTAATTTCCAAACCCATTCAGGTAGTACTTTATTTGGTGCTCCAACACTAAATTGCTTCATATATGAATATAACTGAATATTGGTAATTATGATTTTATCTTTTGATGTACAATAATTATATCCAAGGTTTTGTAGAGCTGTAAATATAACATTTCTTACTCTTTCTTTACATTGACAAATACTTACTCGTTTACATGCATGCTGGTTTTTTTCGTTATTAGTCCACCCTTCAGCAATCCATATTCCAAAAAAAGTCAACCATGCATCCATATCTACAATTTTAGCATCTCTCGTCATATTATTTCCATCGATAATAGCCGGTAAAATAAATTGGTAATCAGGAGCTGTCCAAATTGCGTCCTTTTTATATTTAACATGTTTACCTATTAAATCTTCCGCCTTAACAAATTCATAATCTTTCCATATTTTTTGTCTACCATATGGTTTTGACACCCACATTCTATGGTGTCCAGTAACTGCCAAGTCGATATTTGCATTACTTACATAGTACATCGACCCCTCATATTTTTCATAATGAAAGATATTAATAGGTTTTTGATAGACTAATTCACCAGCATCATTCAGGGTAGCAATTGGATCATCTTTGGTAATTTCAGCAACATTTTTCCACCCATCATAGGTAAGAATATCAGTCTCTGCATCGACGCAATGCATTTTATCATCAACTTGATGCTTTAATACCTGGTATCCAACAGGTCCCATGTAAATTCGACACTTTAAGGGGGCACCCGTCTTTCCATCATACATAACTTCCTTTCCCTCTGGTGTATACCCGGAACTTTTCAGGGATTCCCCAATAGTTTTAATTAAAGTTTTTGCATTGTGTGTATCCGAGTCTTCAGTAATGCGAAAGGCCGTTGCCTGATGGTAATGTCCCTTTACACACCCTTCTTTGTTCATTAATAATTCCAAAATATAACCAATCGTCATACGGCTAGGAAACGCATGAGGATTAATCAATACATCGGGAATCATACCTGCCGAGGGACCAGTCGCAACAAAAGGCATATCAGCCGCCGGGCACAACAACCCAATCACACCCTTTTGTGCATGCCGTTGTGCAAATTTATCACCCATTTTCGGTATCCGATAATACCGGACTTTCACATCCATAATAATATTTCCGTCCGGGTCTTGGGTCATCATTACCGTATCAACAACTCCTGTATCGGTTCCTTTATGGATGATACTGCAATCCACTGGCTTATCATCAATATACTTAATTTTACCAATAAGTACATCTCCGGGTTGTACTCTCGCACCAACCCGTGGTGCACCCTCGTAGCATTCTTCTTCATAGGGGATTTTCTCAATATATTCCTCGCAATATCTCATACCAGATTCTAATGAAATTTTTCGTACTATATGATTCGGGTGCACCGGATTTAAAAAAGCTGTATTGGTTTCATTCCAATCTGACCCCACGCATCCTGGTAACTCGTCATGATATGTTTTTGTTGTCCGGTCACGAATTCCAGTGTGTTTGTCGATGAGGTCATAATTTTTTCTTTTCTTTTTAATATTATCGCCTGCATACAGTATAGGAACAGGGTTGCAAAATAATTCACGTTCTGATGTTTTTTGAAGTTCTTTGTAGGTCTTGTATACTGTGGTGCGAAATAATCCTCGGTCAACAGCCGCCTTATTTACGATAATCGAATCCTCTTGATTATAAGCGGCAGCCAGTACGGCAACAATAGGGACCTGACCCATTCCAAGCTCTGTTACACCTGATGCGCGCGCCATGTCTGTTTCCGTAATATATTTCTGAGGATAATCAAGCACCTTGGCATTCGTATCGAGAGTATATTTTTCATTCAACCGAGCCGTACCCACAGCTTGCTTCAACATACTACATTCATATGCAATGCGCGGGCCCGGATTATGGGTTGGAAATGGGATTAAATTTGCACAATACCCGAAAATGGCGCTTGGATCAATTTCACAGTGAGTATGTTGAGAGTGGACATTCCATGGCGAATCGGCAATATTGAGAGTTTCTTCTTCGAATTTATCAATATATTCTACGGCTTGCAATTTTATAACATCCGCCCACGTACATCCAACACTATCCAAATTAAGAGTCCCTAAACACTCTTCTAATACTGTTTTTCCACCTTCACCGATAATCAAGCAAGGTCGTGTTGAACGACCTGCATCACCGTTGATTTTTATTTCATCATAGGGGCTCATTCCGATGGATACATCAAAGGGTAACTTTCCTTCAAGCCTCCATTTCTTTAAAATCCCCAACACTGAATAATCAACCCAGCCTTCCCACATACCGTTAATAATAAGGGGGTAGGAAGTTTTATCTGATTTTTCTTTTTCAATATGGGTTTGTAAAAGGCTAATCAAGGCATTTAAATCGCGTTGAATCGAAACAACTTCAACAATACTCGCATTATTCGTCAAGCCACATGGACTCCCTTCCGGTGTTTCTGACGGACAAATAATACCCCATTGCATATTATGCAATTGACGCGGGCCAATCATTTTACCGTTATTGTCCAAGGGTTTCGCCCGGCGCCGGATTTGTGAAATCATGCAAGGGAGCGAATTGTACAACAATACTTGAGAAACACCATCTTTACCGCCTGAATTAAAGCTGTTTTTAGAAAAATTACCATTCGCAAGCGCCAGTCCAAATCCATTCGTAATGGGTTTATCGCTAAAATTTTTTACGACTACTTCATAAGGATTCATACTATGTGATTTATCTACAGTTTCTTGAACATCGCGAAAGAGTTTCATAACCAACGTACGGAATAAATTCGCCATAATAATACCGCCCATATCACTCCGTTTATTGATGTAGGAATCCCGGTCATCAACTGGATCACCGGCAACAAGCTGAATGAGGCGGCAAGTCATAAGGGTAATCATGTTTATATTTTGCTCCATGTATTCGAGCCCGTTGAAAAATTCTCGGTCAATATTAGCCCGAATCTTAGCCTGTTTTTCTTCTTTGGTATAATTTGGGGTATTTAACCGCCGGATAAATTCATATTCCGGATCAGCGCACAGCTCAGCTTCTTCCATAGTACGTTCCAAAATTTTATCAATAAATCTCATGGTACATTTACTATTATTACCTGTATGCCACATTTTAACCATCTTTACCATTTTATCCAAATCAACGCCAAAATAATTCATAAAAACCCCTAGTGTAATAGGTGATTTATCTTGTGATTTAACACTAATACCTTCTTCATCCATTTCAGGATGTTTACTGCCTTTTAAAAAGGGTAAAACTACGTAAAACAATTTGGTTTTAGGGTCATATCTTACGGTAACATGTGTATGCGAATAATCTTTTCTAACAAATCTCATCTCGCATTTAATATCATTTGTTTTCTTGACATGAAATCGGAACAGTTGATTGGTGGCTAGTTCTTCTTGGCTAATAATAGATTTTAAACCGCCTTTATAAATAAAATAACCGCCCAGCATAAACGGGCATTCCTTTTTTTGAACCAATTCTTGGTAGGTCATTCCATACAAATTACAGCGTGAACTTTTCACCATAATAGGTACCATGCCAATACATTTGCGAATTTCAGAGGTTGGGTTTATGGGTAATTCACCATTTTTATCTTTTTTGTACTGATTAATAGATACCATTAATCTCCCTTGATATGTAATTTGGCGACAAATTGCTTCATAGGGAAAAAGGAGTCTATCATCTCCGTCGACATACTTACAATGAGGCAGCTCTATAACGGCGTTTTCTACTTTTACTATACCATCTGATGTGGTAATATATAAGGGTCGAATGATATTAGGAATGTAAATACTGTAAAACTGATCCCCGCTTTTTATGGCTCCCTCATCGAGGGTATGGTACTGTATAAAATCGACGGTTAGATTCGTATTAACTAAATCGTCTTTCGGTATATGTTTGCGAGAATCTTCCATGGTTGAATAGGATTATGATGGTTGTATTTTTTCAATTTTTAACGTAAATTATGGTAAGCACATAAAAAAATAACTTGTAGATAAAAATGAATTTTAATATGCAAGAGTTCCAAGACAAGCTTGGACAGTTAATCGTTGCCCATGAACAAAAGCAACAACTTCAAAAAGAAAAAAGAAAAATCGATAAACAATATAAAGAGGCCCGACAACAGGTAATCAAAATTCTACAAAACATAAAACAAAAAAAGTGCACCGTGGACGGGTTTAATAATAAAAAATATGAAATCGAGTTGAAATCGGGTAAAAAAACAAAGGGGGTACGGGCAGCCGAACGTGAACAGTATATTGATAATATTGTTAAGCACGACTTGGAGCCTGAAGAACTCGCCCAATCTCTCAAAGATGTATTACAGGGGGATACCGAATATGTTGACTCGTTGGTTATAAAACAAATAGATCAGTAGGAACTATAACGAGTTTTATTGAAAAAATTTAAAGGAAAGATTCTAAAATAATGGTACTAGATAAATATGGTAAAATTACATGTAGAACTTGTAAAGAGGCCAGACCCACTCATAGAGATACCACAACACTGGCCTCGAATGCCCGCACTTAGGCTTGATATGATTGAAAATAAAAAGCGTGTCCGCCCTGAATTATTATCTGATTCAAGCGATGAAAACAAGTCCAAAAAGGTAAAATCTACAAAAAATGATACAATGATTATTCGGAAAAAAAGAATACCACCTCCGGTAAACATTGAATTTGAAAAATTTCCACGTAGTAGTCATGACGACAAACCCGCTTACAAATCACCTGCGATGAGTAATGTGGGGAGTATTCAGGATCTTCACGAAAAAATTTCACCCCAGAGTCATAAGAGTCCGTTTAATGATTCTTTAATGTCCGATTCCCCTGCTCCCAGTCAATCGAGAGGATCGCCTTTACAAGAAAAAGCACACCTGCTAAAGAGCCCTCTTTTTCGTAAACCATTCCCCCGGGATAGACTACCAAAGACTACTTATGAAAGCGAAGATTCGCTTGACAATTATCGAAAATCACCACGTTATGATTCGGACGACTATCATCGACACCGAGAGCATCGTCGAAAAGATTATGATTCGGATGACTATCACCGCCACCGAGAACACCGCAGAAAAGATTATGATTCGGACGACTATCACCGCCACCGAGAGCATCGTCGAAAAGATTATGATTCGGACGATTATGATCGCCACCGAGAACACCGTCGAAAAGATTATAATTCGGACGACAATGACCGTCACCGAGAACACCGTCGAAAAGATTATAATTCGGACGACTATGACCGTCACCGAGAACACCGCAAAAAAGATTATGATTCGGACGACTATGACCGCCACCGAGAACACCGTCGAAAAGATTATGATTCGGACTATGATAATAGGGACCGAGACTATAGCAAACATAAAGAACCAGAGTCTGATAGGGGTAAAATTATAGATAAATATGGCGACGAAGTTATAATAGATGATTCCCCCTCCCGTATACCCGATCGCGATACTCCTGAACGACAAGTCTCACCTAGAAATGTTGATGATGATCCAAATAATCCCTATCATAAAAAGCCGCTTATAGGTGGGAGTAGTGGGAGTAGTGGGGGAGTTGTACAAGATAGTATAGCATCGGTGGGTGGACTCAAAACAAAAAATATTAGTGAAGAAGAGCAAAATAATATGAAAAAGACATACCTGGAAAAGTACCATATATTACAGATGACTTATAATGAAGAAAAGTTTCCACAGCTTACTAATTTTATGGATCTTGACTTGATTATAAATACATACGAAACAGAATTTAAACGGGTAACTTTACAGGCAAACTTGAATGAATATAAAATGTATTTGGTGTTGATGTTTTGCGCCTTTGAATATGGCTTGAAATTCTTGTTTGACGTGGATACCTATGGGTTTGTCAAACAACAGTTGAAATTTAGTCATAAATATGATAAATTATTGATACAGCTCGGTGAGCGAGAATATATGAGCTTTGGAGACAACTGGCCGGCCGAAGTTAAAATCGTCGTCATGTTTGGGTTTCACATCATGGTCTTTTTCGCCAGCAAACAAATCGGTAAGAAATTCGGTCAGCATGCCACAGATACCATCCAGGATGTGCTTGGAAATGTTGGAGGAGTAACACAGCAAGGAAACGTGTCGATGAACCCGCTCACTGGTGTATTTAATATGTTTATGGGAGGAAACATTAAACCTAATCATGCTGCGGGCGCGGCCGGTGGAGGAGCCACTGAGGAACGTAAACAAATGAAGAAACCGACGGTTGATTTGGAAGACTTGTAAATGTAAACTTTTTTATTTATGTAATAAATGGGATTTAAATTGACGTGGCCTATAATTATTGGCGTATTAGGTTTTGTCATACTGGTATTAATTTTAGCCCCTTATTTAGCTAAAGCAGGCATTCCCTGGTCCGGTCCTCACTTTGCAACATATGAAATGTCTAATCGTCATCTCTATTATTTATACCCGATTAACACTACCACAATTTTTGTGTACGATGCAGACTGGAAGGAAGGTTGGTATTTTCATGCCAGCCGCGGGAATGAAGGGCCTTTTATATCCACCAAAGATGGATTTCGATGGGTACTTCAATGGCATGGAGATACCATTTCGATTGAACGCGTTCCCAATAATACTGGGTTGCAGCCGGACTATTATTTGATTGGTAATAAAATCCCGAACGATTACCATACACGTTCTTATAAAGGCACCTTTGTACTCACAAACCGAAAAATGGGAGGACCGGCCTTTGAAGGTGAGCTACCTCCAGGTGTATTGGGTCAAATAAAGATTCAACCAACAGGTAAAGATTTCTGGTTGATTATGGGTGAAAAGGCTGTTTTATTTCAAAAAGAACTTGATAATGGATTTAACGCCTATACTTATAACGGTGTATTATCAAACGGAAATATAGTCAAAATTATATTTTACGATTCGGTTAATTTTCAAATGCTAGTTGGGTTGAAGGATGGCCGAGTTATTCCTATTAACGGAACCCGTGTATAAATTTTTGTTTAAAAACAAAAATTTTACCATAAAATGAAGCGAGTATGTTTTGTTAATACTACAAGTCCCCCGCTACCACAAAAATGTAAATGTTGCGGACATCGAAATATCAAACCACGTATACGGGATTTTTTTACATGTTCAAAGTGTCATCGGAAGTTTTGTATTCAATGTTTCACATATACTGAACCACGCCGTTGTGTTGATTGTATGGAAGTCCGTGATAAATATCTTAACATATTCCCAGTACCTACTTTGGACGATTTACCCAAAGGACAAACGTGAAAAAGTTTAAAGAATACCCCTTATATTAAGAAAAATCCTATTCGCGCTAGCATACATCAGTTGGAGTCATCCGCGCAAGTTCGAATCTTGCAGGCGTCGTAAAGGCGCTTTGGCCGAGTGGTTAAGGCGATTGACTGCTATTGTGGTTGGGGTTGTTTTAAGCGCAGAGATGGCCGAGTGGTTAAGGCGGGTGACTTAAGTTACAAAGGCATCATCTGGGCAGAGCCCGCGTGGGTTCGAACCCCACTCTCTGCACCTTTAAAGGTCCCGTGGTATAATGGAGATTATATTTGCCTACGGAGCGAATGATGCGGGTTCGATTCCCGCCGGGGCCCATAGAGTATTGTCAACAGCAATAATATGACGGGCGCCACAGGTGTTGGTTCGATTCCAGCCCCACCCCTAATTAAGGGTGGGTAGTTTAACGGGAGAATGGTGGTTAAAAAATGGCAATACGGCGAAATGTACGCAAATCAGGATGGCGCAGTGGTAGCGTGTCGGGCTCATAACCCGAAGGCCGAAGGATCGAAACCTTCTTCTGATATTGGTTTTATCTTTATAAAACCAAGTCTAAAAAGGGAAACTAAAGTAAATGAAATTTGTACAACCAAAAAACATTCAAGATATTTTTATTCGGTGGAACGAGTTTCAACCATTCGAGTTTACCGGTGATTATTGCGTGGACCATCAAATGGTTGCAGAGGCTTATATTCAGCTTGAACTTGATGTACATGAAATTCTCGGCTGGATTGAACTAGATGTTAATGTTAAGAACCTGAGTGTATCAGAGGCCGAATTTTTTGACCGACTTAATACCACTTTAAAATCAAAAATGAGCGAGCTCGAAGGCCTATATATGCAAATTCAATCTGACTTTACCAAACTCCGTCACCTCTATAATGATGCTTGTAATTTAGATTTAAAATATCGTAAAGTCCAACCACAGCCAGCATGGGGCGATATTTTTAAACAGCACGACACCTTTACGCAAATAAGATGCCACCAACTAGAGACCCAAATCAAGAGAAGTTTAAACACATTTCATCCGGTGCGTATGCGCATGGTTAGGTTGGTTGAGTCTCATATTAAAATTTGGCAACCCGAGCAAAAACAAAATTCCGCGCACGGAATTTGTTAAGAAATAAAGTTTCTCATTAACGCATGTGCATAAGAGATAAAAAACTTTTTTTGAGAAAAAAAAACACCTCTTATAAATGAAGAATAAAATTTCTACACAAACTGTTTTATGGATAGCAGGTGTCATAATTGTGTTTGCTGTTACACTTTGGCTCGGTGGTGTGTTTGGTAAATCCCCTATTGCTGGGCAAAAAGGACCTGTAGATCGCGATAAACTTGTGGAAAATGTTACAAAATTACTTGATGATTGGGAGGCAAGCTGCCCTATGGGCCGTCTAAGTTATGGTGGTCCTGGAACAACTTATATGGAGTTCCCAGACTGTCAAGAGCCTTTTGATACATCAAAATATGATCAAACTACTCTGGTAGCTATGGGTATAGCTTTTGGGCCGCTAAAAAATTCTTTTATAGAAAGTCCCCGAGCACCCCCTGCAAATATTCCTTGGAATCAAGTAAAAAGTAGCATCCTTCACACAGTTTATACCTATTCTAAGTAATAAAAATATTGCCCGGAGGACAAACGCGGAAAATTGATTTTAGCTGCAAGCTGTTTTATAGATAAAATGAGTAACGCTATTACAAAAATAAGTTATACTTGCGCCGATCCAAGAACTGACCCTATATTGAGCCAGTTTATTAAAGCTAAACTTGAATGCCTTGTTAAAACTATCGATAATATTGAAACCCATATTGAGGCTATGAAAAAAGATCTAGACACCGGTTCAAAGCACGAATATATTTTTCATGAATGGAGAGAATTGGACCGAGTAATGATTAAAATATTTAAACAACTTGTTGAAGAGAAAAATATCGAGGTTTTCGA